GTCCAGCGCTTGAGCCACTACAGTGGGCAGATAAACTATCTCATCATTAGTACCACCACCAGGATTATAATCATAAGTAGCAGAGGGAAAGGTTGGCGCCAGCGGCGCATTAACCTTGAATAGCATCTGGTAAGAATACACATCCCCATTCGGGTTTTGATCCAATAGCACAGCATAGCGACACGGATTCCTAAAAACAAAGCCAACCATATGTTGAGCATTAGGATATGGCGTGGATCCAGTGTCAGCTGATGATGTCGCAAACTCGGTGTTGGTCCGAAACCAAGGCCCTGCGACGGCCGTTGGATTACTCGAGTACATACTGCTATATCTATACGGTATGTTTTCCATTGGAATGCATAAACTTTGGGCTATTTTCTGACTGATGGACAGCTCGTTCTTCATCACACCTTGTACTGACCTCTTTCGAGGTGGTGCAAAACCCATTGTATGTCCTTGTTGCAGTTTCTTCAATTGAGAACCTGCCTTCCTCACTTCCTTACGCACTTCTTTCTCCTCTCTCAATGCTTTCTGGACAGCAGCCGACTGCCCAGTAGCAACCGATTTGTTCTTGCGTCGACCCATCGGTTCAAGTGTAATACCTGCCAAGGTTATTACACACGGCTTGTACACTTAGCTCGCGAGTACCGATTGATTCCTTAAGCGTGGGATCATAGCCTCTCAGAACTGCCTCCATGAACTTGTATCCACAATCGGGGGGTGCTGTCGCTTCAACACCTACATAGAGATTATCAATATCTTTATCTCTTTTAATGCAGTGTAGCGCAGCTTGCCACAATGGGCTTAACCTCCAAGCCTGACTGTGTTTGGCTACAAGGTGGCCTATATAATTTCTGCACGCTGTCCGGAATTTTTCATGATAAAAACCTTCAATTAGAATCGCGCAGGCCCTTGCAAGTTGAATCGGGGGAGAATTTGCGTGTTTCGACCACTGGAGAGATGCTTTCAACTTTTGCACTACAGGCACCGGTACCCAAATACCTAGTGGATGCAATACAGAAGTCAATGAACAAAATTCCAGTTGAAAGAATGAGACGTCAGTAACTAAATCTAAAACCATACCTAGGTTGGCACAACTCTGAACTAGCTGGTCTAAGGGATATTTCGGTGAACACATGAAAGCATTGTCGTCACCACCTAGGATACAGATAAAGTTTTCTTTGAACTCTAAGTAACTGCGTCTAGAGGAACCATATTTCTGTACCCATGGCATAGCTAGTGCAATCCAATTCAATGAATTATTTTTATGAATTGTAAGTGGATCACCGCTTTTATTGCCTCCGTCGGTCATAAATATGGCACCTAAATAGGTAATTGTGATGCTAAAAATAGCATCTCGAACCGCATACTGGAAGACTTTCTCTATGTGTTCTCCTTTGACGAGATGAGTCCACAACCAATAATAAAACCTATCACATAGCATTGCTCTGAGACGCGCATCCCAATGGCCGTAGTCTCCATAGCCACGGCGCCACCCAGGCGGCAAAATTCTAAACTTATTGATCAAATGGTGCCATCCTC